TATTATACCTAATAATCCTAATGATTATTTCCTTTTACCTGATTGTTCATCATTTACTGCCAGAGAAAAAATAAATAGATACTTCAATCCTGATATTAAGGAAATAGCATATATTGCAATTCCACTTTCAAGCAAAATATTTATTCATTTCTATTCTGAAAAATTATTCGACGATAGTATTCCAGATTCAATTATAAAAAAAGCCAAATCTAAAGAAGTATTTGATCTCAATCTGAAAACATTAAACTTTAGCTACACAACTGTTGGATGTGAAAGCAAATTATATCTACGTTTATTTATTGATAAAGTTCATAATCAATAAAAATAAAGCCGGATTCCTCTGGCTTTTACTTTACTCTCTAATCATCTCCGTATTCAAACATAAAACCCCGAACCAATTGAGATCCGGGGCTGTCAAATGAATAGTGCAAAGTTGTTAATCAAGCAAAGTTCACATGACTTAATTCATTGCCGAAATTTTGTAGAGCTTTCTGTATCTTTTCAACAGTCTTTTTACTAGGTTGTCTTCGTCCTGTCACGTAGTGGCTTAATTGCCCTTGTGCCACTCCTGTTATACGTTCAAGTCCTGCGAGAGATAACTTATCACTATAATACGCAAGGAAAGAAGCCACATCATAGCTGAAATCAAACTCCACCTCAGGAAATTCCTTTCCTTCCTCAATGAAGAACTCTTTCATTTCATCACGAGCTAGCAAGAAATCCTGCATAGCTTCTTGAGCTGTCTTTCCGTCACCCGTAAGACCGAAAGGCAAATTGTTATCATCGGGCATATATGCGCTATACCCGTCGTTGCTGCGTTCTATAAAAACTCTAACTTTCATAATCGTGTGTATTTAGATGGATAGGATTAAAAATTAACCCCTGAATCCCGTTTAATTGATTTTAATGTTCCACTTGCTACTTCTTGCTTGCCATGATTGCTTGTAGTAAAGAACTTGCCTGTAATTGGACTATACCATAAGGGATGTCCGGCTCTTTGTTTTTTTGTCTTTACGCACCCACCTTCAGCAAGTAGTCGTTCCAGTTCATTATACTTCATATCTTATTCGCTTGATTAACAACACAAAGATAATGATATTAAATTTAATATCAAACAAATTGCAACACAAAATGATATTAAATTCAATATCATTAACAATATATGAAAATTAAAAGTTAGTCTTATTCACCAATCATTCTCCGAATCAACTCCCTATTCCTCGGATCATCCGCATTTATCACCTCTCCTACACTCTTTCCAAGCAATTTCCGTTCCTCCTCACTCAAATAAATAGTAGTAATAGCATCAGCCATGAGCATCTTTAGATTAGCATAGCTGATTCCCCACATGACATAGTCCATTGTCCATCCATAACGCTGACAAGCAAAGTCTATCAATGTCCCATAGGTACTATTGCCTCCAAAGGTAACGCTACTATTATCTTTCTTTACTGCGGCTATTCTGCTGCGTTCTAAGCGTTCTTTGTCTATTCCAAAGTACTTGATAAACTCTTCTGTATTATCTCCGGACAGAACGATTGTAAATATGGTAGCGAGTTCTTCTGCTGCTAACTCAGAGAATTCCTTCGCTCGTACTTCCACCTTACTACCATCAAAGACATCTTCCTTCCGGTTGAACGTATAGTTAGACAGTATTCGGCAAACAATCTCCTTCTTTTCGGTACATAACCGAATGGCTTCCAAATATGGATTAGCAGATATCAGTCTAGCATCAGCCTCCAGGCTCTTGAACAATCTTGCCAAGTGATAAGTTATCCCCAACGTAGGAGGATATAAATAAAATTGCTGACTACCAATATTGAAACCGACAGGTCTCTCAATGATGGTATCAGCAATGTTCATTTCAAGCAATTCTTTATCTTCCATAGTGCTAAATAATTAAAGAGTGCCAGCTAAAGCACTCTTTTCTGAAAACAATCTTTTATTAACCTTCAGGTGCAGGAGCACTTGCGGTATAGGGTTTAACCTGATTGCCGGTAGCAGGTTTCAATGCGTCAAAAGTATATTTCCATTTCTTTCCTTCTGACGTATCGAAAGTATCTTCTACTGAAACTGTTGCCCGATCAATCAGAATCCCTTCGACAGACGAATCTTCAGGAGTAAGCCGGACAGCATATTCTTCCTTGACTACCCCATCCTCATCTTCGATAGGTTTACTTCTGCCTTTGCCCGCACGGATCTCGAACTCAAAAGCGTATGTATTTCTGGAATACTTCACCGCTTCATTTTCCCCGCCTTCAACCTTAGCTTCCTTCTTCTCTCCTTTGCTTGTCGTTAGTTTAGTAGAGTTTTCTACCGGATCGTATTCTAACTTATCCCATTTAGTAGGTGCAGCTCCATCAGCACCCAGCTTTCCAAATTCAATTTTGGGTTTTCCCCATGATAATTGTGCCATAATACTTATTCGTTTACTTGTTTATACAATAACTTGTTATTGATGAAGTGCTCGCTCTTACCGTTCACTTCCATTACCCTTTGTTTATCCAGCGTGAAACGGTAATCTTCTCCACGTTGCACTTCTAAAAGTTCAGCGGCCAGTTTGCAGAGTTGACGCAGACGGACTGAATTCTCCTCAGCTTGCCCATCACGTAGATTATCGGGAATATAGATATTCACATTTACAAAAGCTTCCTGAATCTGTCCTTTGCCATTGTCAAGCATAGAAATGACAATATCTTCCTTGCCTGAGTTAAGCGGTCTTAGAGTCTTGCTCAATTTCCCGGTAACAGCCTTCTCCAGTTCAGACCCTTTGATTATTTTGTAAACATCATCCTTTATTTCAATATCCGATTTCATCCTACTACCTGACTTTTAAGTTTCTCCATCATATGATAAAATTCAGCATGAGCCAACAGTTCTGCAGAAGCAAGAACAGACTTACTATCTTTGGCTTCTACATATTCGGCATAATGCATACCAGCAACGACGATCAGCACATATCCGCTTGAGTAGTTCTTAGCAAGTCTAACAGCTAGTTCCTTACCTGTTTTCGATCCTTCTGAACCACTTAAGACAGTTTCAAAGCCGGACGTCTTCACAATCTCCCCATGAGCAACAACGACATAACCAACAGAGCTTCGAAGATTTCCAGTTTGATTAAACCAGCTTTCTTCTTGTGATCTATCTCTAGCCTCTGTCACGCACTCATTACCTAGATTCGCCAAAGCCTGAATAGTAACCGAATCGATCTGTTTAGTTCCTGTATCAAACATAGCATTAATCTCCGACAATGATGTAGTCATTCTTATAGCCATAGTTTTGCATTTAATTGTCCTCTGTGAAAACCTTGAACCTGTTTTTCAGCTATTACGCACCCATTGTTTAATAGCCGGATAACATCACCTATCTTGAACTCTCTACAATTTTGATTCAGATAAACCACATATTGATACACATATACCTTACCATCTTCAAAAGTCATCTGATTAGCTTTATTGTTAAGTTCATACCGACAGGGAATTTCACCTTCAAAAGAAGATGTACCAGGATGATAATCACCTAGATAGTCTTCGTAGCCTTCGATGATTACTTGGTATTGCAATATGTGAGGTCTGAAATTAGGTATCATAGATAGTCTGCTATATCAAGAATCTTAATCTTACTACCTAGCCTATTAGGTAGATTATATTCACTACATAAAAAAGAATAGTAGTCCTTAATTCCTTGAATATTCCAAGAAATAGCAACCCCTCCTTCTCCCATTGAGGAAGGTCGAAGCAATAGAGAGGGGATAAACTTTGCAATACCACACAGTACCCGCGAAATAGTATCCTCATCTATCTCACCCTCTCCCTTTATTCCAGAAGTAAGACTAATTTCCAAAAGGTCAGCCGCCGACACCTGAATGCCGAAGGTCTGAAACTTCTGTTGTATGTAGTCGTTTACCGTCATCTTAGTATGGTGTAATCAATCTACTATATGCAGTGTAACTATAATGCGTACAATACTTCGATTTATATACGTATCGGAACGGACATTTAGGAACAGTTACCAACTTACTTTGAATAGCCGGACTTTCAGCAATAACGAATACAGATTGCGGTGCTGTTAACACCAAGTAATCCATAGGAACGATTTTAACGACCTCGTTCTGAATCATAGGCAGACCGACATCAAGCATCACAACATCTGATTTGGGCAAGATAGGTTCACTAATATTTGATGCCCGTACGCCCAATGAAACCAAGGACATCATCAAAAAGCCACACATGGCAAAAATAAAATTCTTCATTTCTTTACTGATTTATAAAATTAAACAATGGAAGGGTAGCATTACCTACCCTATCCTTTTACTCAATACCCAATGCTCCTTTCAATTTGGCAGTTGATTCTTCATCAAGTTCTGCAATCTTAGCCAAAAGAGTTTCCTCTTTCATGTTACCGGATGCCTGTACACCAACAGCTTTCAGAACTTCTACAAAAGCCTTTTTCTCGAATTCTTGTTCAAAAAGGGAGATTTTAACCTCCTTCTTTTCTTCGGGAGTCTCGATACACTCGGTAAGATTGCGACTTGCCAGATCTTTCACGCGAGATTCGTCCACGATTTCGATCACTTCACCCGGATTATAAAGCTTATGAGTGTACTTATCACGGAAAATACTAACAACCTTTACCTTCATGCTTGTACAGTTTTAGAGTCCAAACAATAAATTCTGTCTATATTATCAATGACAGGAACGACCATTGCCTGAGAAGAAGTAAACTCTTGAAGAGGATCATTCTTTGCATACTTAGACAAAAGGATGAAATCATCAGCAATCTGATAAACTACTCCAGCAACGGGTCTTGTCTGTTCAGCAAGTGTGGTCCACACCAAAGATCCTAATTTCTCATCACAGGTAAATACAGCCGTACCATCCTTCCAAGGCTTATGTGACTGACGTACACCGTTAATCTCCGTTTTGATCTTACGGTTCACACGATGGAGGATAATACTAAACTTCTTTTTCAATGTTTCTGTAGCCGAATCCAAATCAAGAGCCGGAACGGATGTACCTACGAACTTATTGATGAAAGCCCATTGTTCTCTCGCTTGTTGGCTGATATAGAAAGCATTCAGCCAGGTATCATCAGCCCATACGTCAGTAACAGTGTTACTGTCATCATCAGCCTTATCCATAATGCGCTTAATATCATCCATCACCTTGGCATCTGCACTACTCCATAAAGCAGATACGCCAAATTGATTTTCATCTTTGTAGCCATAAGACAGCCGGATACCAGTACCATTGTTTCTTGTTGAAAGAGCAACACCTGTTGAAAGACCAGACAGAAACATATCTTCGATACGTTCCCAAACACCTTCAAGACAACGCGGAGTATCAGCAAAAATCTTATTGATAATAAGATTCACCGAAAGTCCCTGTGCAATCATATTATCCACATCCTTCATCTGCTTCTCCGTCAGATAAAGTTTCATTCCCAACTTAGGGATATCACCTGTTGCAGTGGAAAGAGAATCACGCTTTTTCAGCGGGAGTTCTGAATCCAAAGAAACAACATCGGCAGCTACACGGCTGTAATCAGCCAATATGCTGGCCCACTTTCCATCAGCAGAGAAATCAGGAGTAAGCAGATCTTTATACATATAAGTCTGCTTAGTTTTATTTCTCTCATTGATTTTCTCAACGATAGATAAAACCAACTGTGGAAAGAATTTTTGAGCGTACTCGAAATAAAATGATTTTTCCATTATGCTTCTTCGTCTTTTCTAAATTCAACTAAAGGTAAAGCTGCTTTCAACGCCGTTAGAATGGTATCATAAGCGTATGGGGCTGCTGCCATGTTAACTCTACCTCTTGTCATGATAGCTGCAAAAGGTTTGGCGGTACGGATGGTACCTCTGATAATCCCCGCATAGGAATATCCGTCAGGAAGAGTACCGAATGACGTCTTGTCTTCATTCAAAGGCATAGGTTTATACGTCCCGGTACCATCAGTAATAGCAGGAACACCCGCCTTAATTACATTCAATGAATAACCGGTCACATCCAAGGAACGTCCCCCTTCAATACCATCAAGGTATTTAGCAATAACGATGTTATCATCTCCCGTGATAATCTCGTTCGGTTCATTGTTTAGATTTACTTTCGTCATCTTTTGATTTTTAATGAATTAGAGAATTTGCAATGTCTGAAATTTGTTCTTTCGATGGTTTGCCATCATCAAGAATATGTCCCATTCGATTGCTTGGTAAATTAGCCGTTTTTAGATTGGTAGCGACTGTAGTAAGATGTGAGTTGATTACTGTTTCATCTGCATCTGCGGAAATAGCAAACCCCTCTTTAATACGCCAATCAGGAATACCTAATTCTTTGGCTTTAGACAAAATCGTATTGGTTCTGGAAGTTTCAGTTTTTTCCCTTTCAAGAGCATCGTACTTTTCTTTAAGGGCATTGAACTCTTTCTCTCGTTCAATTTCTTTTTTGGAATACTCTTCGAAACGTTTATCCATCTCCTTTTGCCACTCCGGTTTGCCTTCATCAGCTTTCTTAGCATCTTCTTCAGCTTTCTTTCTAGCAGCCTCTGCTTTTGCTTCATCGTCTGCCTTTTTAGCATCAGCTAATGCCTTTTCGCGTGCCGATGTGACGCGTTTGTCTATTCCACTTTGAAGACCTGTCAAAAACTCTTTCTGAGCAGAAATGACGAGGTTTAGATTTTCATCAGTTACCAGCCCCGTTGTACCAAGTGCGTTAGCGTGTCCCTGAAGAATCTCATCAGATAACCCAAGAGCCTTATACTCCTGTTTTAGTGCATTGAATATCTTTTCTTTCATACCATATGAATTATATTATTATTTAGAATTCGTGGTATAAAAGTAGTGATGAAGGAAAGAAAAAGGAAATAATTAGAGAGGTAGAAAACAACAATTCGCCAATTGTTGGAAAATAGCATAAAAAAGACGCAAAACCAACGGAATCGCGCCTATGCTTAGATAAAACTATTTATTTCTCCTTCGAACTCTTAATCTAACCATCTCTTTCCTTCCATATGGAGTTAATATCCAATAGGAATACAGTCCATCAGTTTTTAATAAATCAGTTTCTATCAACCCAAGAGACATGAGTTGAATTAAGATTGTCTGAAAACATTCATCGTCTATTGTATCAAGGCCACCTAAGTTTAATTTAGAATGCAATATTTCCATAATTTGCTCTTTAGACTTTGGTGTTAACAAACTATCAGATAAGTACAGAAACAATTTGTTCCATGTTTCTTCAACAGTACGATACCCTACATCTAAACAGTTGCAATCAAACGGATCTTCACTATGAAAATACGTTATATCAAATTTATCCTCACCACGCTCTAAATCTTCAATATCAACTGGTGCGCTTGCATCTATTTCCTTAATTCTAGACAATAAATAATCTTTTTCTTTTTTAAGTTGAAGCAATTCTTTATTAGCTTCAGCAGAAGAAACTTCATCCGCTTTAACCCATCCTATACGAGGATGGATTTTTATCTCATTATTTAATCCTAACACGACTTGGGATGCCAACTCATCAGCATTACTCCAAAATTTACATGATCTCTTTTTTACACAAAATTTAAAATCTTCTAGCTTATTACGTTTAGATTGTTCTTGCTCTATTTTGGTGCCAGGCAAAGACTCGGGATTCTTATGCACAAACGAAATGACTGGAACTCCTTGTTCTATTGCATATTCAAACTCTTTCTGCGTGTAACTTTTCCCTGATTCTTCTTCAATTGAACCATAACGCCCCGCCACTATCAAAACATAGTAATCACATTCCCGAATGAGGCTCTTTATAACCTCCCATTGCGAAGAATCGGAAGCGTTGAAATATTCCATTCCGACAGGAAAACAATTCATTTGCAGAAGAACTTCCATCACCTTTTTACGTTCTTCCTGTAAATCCTCGTATGTTGAGCTAACAAACACTTGATATTTCTTCTCCATAGTAATCTTATCGCAGATTTAAATTTCAGTTACTTTCTCTATTCGTTGATTTCAGTTTTTTTAATCGAATAATGTTCCTCTTCATACTCAATAACCAACTCAGATAGAATCCTTAACTCTATCAATCTCGGATCAGTCAATGGAGTTTCATCATCTGTCAAAGGAAGAAGTTCTTCTACCCTTTGGCAGATTGCATCATGTTCTATCTCATTCTCTATTTTTACCATATTACAAAAGATTTATAGCTGACAACTCCTTAGTCAAAGACTGAATACCTTTCTGTATCTTCTCCAACTGCTGTTTGCGCGGTTTGTGCACTCCGGCAGCATAGTGCCACAACTGGCGTTCATTGATTCCTGTAATACGGCTCAATGCAGCCTTAGTAAAGATATTGCTGTAATAATTGATAAAGGTGGCAGCATCAATCTTGAATTTTAGTTCAAACTCTCCAGACAAAACTTCACAGGGATTAGAGTTATCTTCCAAGTATAATTCGATAGCCTCCTTCATGTTATCCTCCAGCTCCTTCATGTCGTTACAAACTGTAATGACAGGAGCACCTTCGATATAAGCACTCAGATTCTTTCCTGCGTGTTCAACGATTACTTCTACTGTTTTCATATTACCTCCTTTTTAAATTGAGAGAACAAGGGGGGGGCTACTTTAGCCCCGCTTGTCTCAAAATGTTGTAATAAGTGCCTTTCTCAACGCCTTTGCTGTTATGATTCGGTACAATAACCACCTTACCGTCTTTTTCAAACTTCATGTGGCTACCTTTCTGACTCTTTAGAACAAAAACCGTTTTCTTGCAACATAGTTACAACGTCTTTAACCGATTTGTAACTCATAACGCTTTGGACTTAATTACTATGCAAATATAGTAATAATATGAATACTAATAAACTTATTATTCATTATTTTACTATGATTTCAAAGAATCTAAGTAATCATATAAAGCAGGAAGACAATTTCGGTCAAACTCAAATTGAGTAGCTGTATATGGGAGGTATTTTGCATCTACATTCTCTGCATCTTCTCCCCATTCACACCCTTTTCGTTTTCCTATTTGGATTCCACTGGCATTATCTCTAATCCACTCCCAGATCATTCTACCAAGTTGATCGTTTTTTAATGATTTTGCACATTCATGCTTTCTACAATAAAGGATAAATTCATCATTACCCATTTTAATTGTCTTGCTCATAACTTTTTCTTTTTAAAATTAAACAAATATACAATATAGAATATGAAAAAGAAATTTATAGAAAAAAAATAGCGGCAACCTTATCAAATTACCACTATCCAAAAGGAAAACTAACAGCCTTTACCTTTTTTCTTTGCACCTTTCTTCTTTCCCATAACAAATGTTCTGTTTTAATATGATAAAATTATAAACCCAGTAATATTTCTCATTTCTCCTCCAAATCAGGGTCTATTTTTCTTGTTTCAGACTTTCTAACTTCTTCCTTCAATATCTGTTCTACCTCTTCATCTGGTTTATCAGTAATACCCAAAAGCCTAACAGCAGTACTAAGCGATATAATCCCATCCGAGTAAGCAGAACCAATAGATGCCCACCTGGTTTGCTTATCTTCTTCAAATGGTTCTTGAAACTCAAATGAAACAACCAGTTCATCAAGAAGTTTTGCTTTATCCGGATGAAGGAATTTCAATACTGATATAATAACCTTGACTTCCCGATCAACCAATATATCATATATCTCAAGATTCTTCAATCGCTTGATATAGCCTATAATCAGGGCTCTTTTGATCGCCTCCCCAGAAAGAGTACCAATACCTTTCATTCCTTCAAAAGAAAGATCAGGAGTTAGTGAGTCCTCGAGAATAGATGATTTCAAATCTTTCTTCTCGGCTTCACGTGTTTCAGAAGATAGTGGAGGGTCTATGTACTCAAACTTAGAATCTTTCCCATAATACTGAATCAATGTACCTATTGCATCCGGGTCTTTCAAACCTTCAATTACATCTGCTGTAGCTGCCGCCATTGGATCAGAGAAATAGTTATTGATATCACCAGTTTTGGAATCAAGCATTTCTTCTCTTTCTGCACGATGCTGCACACCCATCCATGCCTTTTCTTGCTGATAGAATATAATGTTTATCTTTCCTGTAGGATTCTGGTAAGTCTCAACCTCCCATCCGACCGCTCCTTTCTTACAGTTAAAATAAAAGTCTTTGGTTTGAATATCCCAATGTTGTACAGACCTTCCAGATGATTTAACGAAGTACCCAAAAGCAAAAGCAACCAATGTGCCATACTGGTCAAACAATGGCCTAAGCTTGTAGCCGGTAGACTGGGCCAATACAACTACCTTCACTCCTGCTTTATCATTCTCATTCCTGTAAAGATGATATAGTTTTGCACTCTCTGTCTCTGCTCCAGCAAGCCTTTTAACCTTACGCATGGTAACATTGAACCTAGTTTCATTGATGAAGTCAAGAAATAATTGATAGACATCATCATCACCGGCCTTCTTTTCCCATTTGATCGGTTTACCAAGAAGGAAAAACAATTCTATCTCATTAATGAACTGTTGCCTGTTTCTCGGAAGTTTCTCACTGATATATGGTTCTTTATTCTTTCTGAACTTGTTAGGACGCTTCATTACTTTATGAAGTTCCGGCTTGTACTCACTCAAAGCGATATCTACTTCATCCTCACGATTCTGCATCAGAGCAACAGCTGTACCTATATCCCCATCTTTTATAAGTTGATAGATATCTCTCTCAACGCCCATCGAGTTAAGAGCTTTGTTTCTAAATAACGTAAATAACTCCTGTATATAATTCATGATCTATAAGTTTACCAAATTCCTAGTTCTTCCTTAGTGTATTTCTTGGCAAGACGGACTTTCCTTTTCTCATAACATCCAGTAAGAGCATCAGGTGCATCATCATTAGTATTGCCACCTTCTTTCCTATATTTCGTAATCGCATTATAAAACTCAGGCCATTTCTTTTCCCATCCAACAGGAAAGAACGTCATATTATTCACATCAGATGATTTTGTAAATATGCGTACCTGCTTGTTTTCAGTTTGGCAGAACCAGTTAACAAATGTCCTGGTATTATTAATCTCCCGACACTCCCTCGATACATTTCTGGCAAATCCACGGCCACCGTTATTGCTTTCCACGTCCGCCCAATCCGTATTATTTTTTGTTAGCATCTCAGCAGTCTTGGGTTCTGTGTATTCCATCGGCTTCTTAGTATAAAGGACATCAGTCACATAATTACCGACTGGAGTATCAACAAAACAGATGGAGCACAAGTAATCACTTCCTGTATCCGCCGTATCGGTATAGTTCTTGTTTTCTGAATCCTTGTAATGTGGAATTATCTCATAAGTTTGGAACTCACGATACATTAGTCCTTCTATAGGAGTAGGATTCTGCATATACTGGGTATCGAACACAAAAGAATTGGCTGATTCTATTTTATGCAGTTCTTCAACCGTATGCTTGAACTCCCAAAGAGCCTTTTCTTTACCATCCTCGTCATGCTGGATGCAAGGCAAAGATACAACCGTCCAATCCTCCGGCTCTATCTCTTGGAGGTAACCACAAAGATCATGTTCATGCAGTCTTTGCATGATTATAATAATGGGAGTATTACGTGAGTTTACGCGGTTCCTAATGGTCGTTTCAAAACGGTTGTTCACCCGTTCTCTTACTGTCTCGGAAAGTGCGTCTTCCGGTTTTATAGGGTCATCTATTATTATCGCTCCTGCAAAGTCAGTATCCCATGCAGGCATGAAATCATCAATATCCTTCTCTTCCTTCTCATCGGGATTATCCACTTGCCCGGCACCGAACCCTGTTACCTGCCCGGCTGAACTGACTGCGTAAAGTCCTCCACCAGCGTTGGTGTACCACTTCTTTGAGTTGGTACTGTCTGTTATGGATTCAGGGAACAATCTTTGATAATAATCAGAGCGGATAATGCTGTTAATCTCTTTGGAGCTATCCAAAACCAGGTCATCGGAGTATGAAAGATGGATAAACTTCGATTTAGGATTCAAGGCCATGCCATAGGAGATAAAGTTCTTTACTGCCAGTTCGGTTTTTCCGTATCTAGGAGCGATATTAATGATAAGACGTTTGATTTCCCCGTTAATCACCTTGTCGAGAGCCTCACAGATAATACGGTGATGTTCCCCCACTATAAATCTATTACCCGTCTTCTTCTTGAAAATATACCGGGTAAAGTTTAATGTACTTGATAAGCAGAACGTTCTTTCTATATCAATATCTTTAATATTCATGATCCATTTTATTCCAAAGTTCCTTTGCTTCTTCTTTTGTTAATGTTCTCGGTACCTCAGTAGAAAGTATATCCCCATCAGTTTTAGGAGATGACTTATTCCATTGTTCGGGTTTACGGTTTTTAAGCCAAAAAATACCAGCAGTGGTGTCAGGAGGAACTTCTTGTTCAAGTTCAACAATCTCTACCCTCTCTTTTTCGCATCTACGACCTTCTTCATCGTAATAAACATCTTTCACTTTGATAGCCTGTTGAACTTTAATAGTCATACCAGTTGCTTTCTTGTACATAGTATTCTCGACTTTCAGTTCAAGAGGTGCACGCCCGCTTTTTAATGCTTTGGATAATTCGGGCAACTTTCCCTTCAATTCAGAGAAATATGTTTCATTATAGCCGATGTTTGCAGCAATTTGCTTATCGTCTAATCCATCTCTCGCCCACCCTTCTATCCGAATGAGATTGTGAGGGTCATTAAAATCAAACTTCGGTTTTGCCATATCAATCTACTCTTTCTACCATATCAGACAATACTTCACCTTTGATATATTTTTCTTGAGGCCTAAAACCAAAACGTTGAAGAAATACTTCTTTATTACTTTGGTTGCTGAATGTTAGAACTACGAATGTATCTACCGATTCCTCATTCTTTGTCTGAGAATGATTCATTACGGCTTTTCTCATTTCTCTTTTGCTGTCATAAATCTCTTTATTCAGTTTCATGACTTCTTTATCAGCTTCACTCGGTTCTTCTATCGAAAGTAAATCTACTTCAACGCCCAAAACACCAACATCATTAATGTCAAGACCTGCACACTCAAAATCTATATCACTCAACATTTCAGCAAGAATATCAGTATCAAATTCACCTTGAACTTTTGTATTATTGAAAAAGATGTTCTGCTCCTTCTCTTCTTTCTCTGACAAATCAACCATAGCAACTGTTAGATTGTAGTTTTTCTTCCTTTCAAGTGAATCAAGAATAGATATGCGTTGATGGCCTGATACTATGTTCATAGTGTTTTTATTCACCACAATGGTATCAAGGAGTCCAACCCGTTTTATATTATCCTTCAGCTTCTTTTTAGCCGAATCTGATATTCTGCGAGGATTATATTTTGCATTTTTAATCTGCTCACGATTGATGGTAGCAGTTTCAAACTTTTGGTACTTACTAACCTCTTCCATATTTAGCTTCTATTAGATTAAATTCTTTGATGATTTTCTTATAGTCTGCCGGATAATGTTCTTTTATGTACAGTATGGTTTCTGGACGAAAATTGATACCCGAACTTCCTCTTTTACTTCCAAGTTTCAACGGCTCCGGCAATTTATGTAATTTAATATATGAAAGACAATCCCTATTTGTCCAGTTTACGATGGGGTAATACTTATCATAATCAAAGTGAATCTCAGACTTTGCGGCTTTATTGAACATACCTCTACGAACAAAAGAATCAGATATCTTCATTCCATAGACAACTACATCTGATTGATACTTAATTTTGAGATAGTCTTCGATATCACGCAACTTCAATCTTTTCAATCCATCAATATGCTTGACGCTCAACAGACCTTGTGTCTTGAAGTTATATAAATCAGTATGCGGAAGTTGGACTATTTCTATATTACCATAAGACAACGCCCAATTAAAGAACGGTTCTACTATATTCAAACCTTTTACATGATACAAAAAACAACATACTACTTTCTTGAACTGACCTTGTAGCAAATGTAACAAGACAATGCTATCTTTGCCAGTTGCAGAAAAAAACAATATTGCCGTATCACTTTTATGTGATGCGTGCAATATTGTTTCTCTCGTTTTTTGCATTACAGAGGCATTCATTAATCACCTCCAAACGCAGCCGTAAGGTCTGAGCGCTTTTGTGCTCTTGTTCCAAACCCTGATTGATGACCTACTGCCGCTTTACCGGCATTTACTCTACGTCCACGGTTACTTAATCCAGTGGCGCGATTAATTCTTCTTCTAATACTTCCGACTCAGCTTATTTCTCCCCTTTAAAAGTTTCTACTATATTACCTAACTCAAATATTATATAAGCTAACGCATATTCTTTTCCGCCTTTCTTGCTTATGATAAAATCTCCATTTTCATCATACAAGAACTCAACACGAGCATCTTTTACTTCGATTATAAGATACGGGCGTTTACCTTTGTATTCACCGGTAACAAGTTTCAATCTATCATAAGATTTAGCTTTAACCATTACTTCTGAATCACCCTCCGGAATATCTTCTTCTTTCTCATATTCTTTCCCATCAACAACAAATGAAACGTAGTCTACTACGTTTTTTGGAGTTATTTCACGTCTTTCAAAATCCTTCTTCCCGGAAAGAATATCATCAAAAGGTTTTTGCTTTATCTCTAATTTAAGTTCTTTCATAATCGTGTGTATTTTAAATTAATAATCATCGTTCATTTACACTCCCCACATCTCGCCACTAAAAATACGGCTTATTGTAGTTTTACTAACATTAAATCTTTTTGCTATATCTACTTGTTTCATTAGGCCTTTTAAAGACTTAATCTCTCCAACTTGATCTCTATTTAAAACATTCTTTTTATAAACTGTAACAGCCCGTTTTTTAACTTTCTTACGCAATTCATTTATGTAATCTGGATTTTTCATCTGTTCTTTGACGTGCATACTCGAATGTTCAGATAGAGATAATATTTCCAGATTCAATAAATCATTATTGCGTTTATTTCCATCTTTGTGATGAACGACCTCATTTCTCTTAAGCTTTCGGCCGATAACCTTTTCTACAAGATATCTATGCTCATCTATTCGTTTACCATCTATTTTTAATGCCTTATACTGATACATAGTAAATATTTTAATAGTTGCGGGTGATGGTAACGCTCCATCTTTCTCTACCAAGTCAAAGTAGCGAGATGTCTTTTTCTCTAACCCGCGATAATACCCCAAAGGTACTACCACAACCAAAGATAACGAAATATCTTCAACTGTTTAAACCAACAATACATGAAATGTTGGTTATTTCTGTCTTTCCAACCATTGATCTCGCTTTTCTCTACACTTTTCAAGAGATGGTGTACAACATGCAAAGAGTTCACCACTTTCAGCACGATAGTCGTACTGGTACATTTTTACTCTCTTACCTTTCAACCTGGTGTTGTAGGTACAATAATTCTCTTTACCGGGTTGGCATACGCTACAACCATTTTTGTTTATTGAGTTCATAAGCAATCAGTTTATGCACACCCGAATAGAAATATACGGGTATGTGTGGTTATTTAAGCTACTTGTTTCAATTCTAACAAAGTCAGTAACTCAATGAACTTTTCTTCGTAATAAAGCGGCTGAGTACTTTTAGGATTATTCGGATTAACCTGATTCTCACCAAAACTCAACCCTTCACCTGTTATTGATTTAAATTTCTTAGTGCCACCGTTACTTGATGGGCGACTACACTCAACCATGAGGCCCTTTTCTATCATCTTCTGATTGAAGGTCTGTGCACTAACAGAAACTCCGTTCTCTTTCAAAAGTTCACCAGCAGACTTCAATACACCTTTAGATGGGGTATAGTCGGGCGTTGGTAATCCTAGAGGTTCGTCGATGGTCTTTGCCAAAACAAGTTTACTACTCTCGTTCAGATTGAGAAACCCGGTTAGCCAGTCTGCCACCGCTATCTTATCTTTTACAGTAGCTGATTTAAGTTGTTTTGCCGCTTCAATGGATTTATGAAAGACTTTACGATAGACGTCAAAGACGGTTCGAACCTTACGAGCGATAAAGAACTCAAGACATGAGACGGTGAGAAAGTATTCATTAGTTGGTCTACCACTTTGTGAGTTTTCCGCATCTTTGCGTAAAATCTGATAATCAACACTTTGAATAAATCCAGAGCTTTCAGAAATTAGTGCCCTAACTGCCTCTTCTTTTCTACCATAAACCAACGGCCAGACCTCTTCCAGATTCACCGGATATTTCTCACTTGCTTTCGCCAATCTTAAAATAGCGTTGAAATACGTCTTTATTTCTTCGCTTGAACTTGACTTTGATAATTGATTCATAATTCAATATATTTGGTTAATAATGTTCTTTATAAAAGGCAGTCCCTAAGGTCGTGCTCAGACTGCCTTTTGATAATCGTGTTACTTTGTCAGGGATTTTACCCTATCACTTATTGTTAAACCGATGATATACGCTACATCATTGGCGCAGTTGTTCAGTCTGCTAACTGTTTCATCCATGCAGTCCCATTGTCCAGCATCTCTCAGTTCTTTTTCATCCATAGCCGATTGTATAATGTTACGGGATTGGTTGATAAGACACATAGCTTTTAATAGTTCAGAGTGAACCGCCTGATTTTTAATTTCTTCAATGTTGATTTCTGTTTTCATATTATTTCATTTATGTGTTAGTACTCTACAAATCATCTCATAGACATGAGTTTTCTCAAATCTATTTAGTATTGATATTTTTTTCAGCACCGAATGATAATTCACCGTTTATGAACTGATATACATTAATTTGTCCGCCTATCGTGTTATGCCGGTATATCTTTACTTCTTGATTTTCAGCTATTAATTCTATCATAACTTTTATTTTTATATGTTTATTCTTTGTTCATTTCTTATTTACTTTGATTTTAATCACCGCAGTACTGACTACCCATATAACCTCTACTATTTGAGTTTTAGCAATCGTCCCAAGTAAGAGTACTAACAACATTGCAAATAGTTCGCTCTACCGGCTTCTGATTGGCTAACATAGCCTTAATCTTAGCTTCTCTCTCTTCTGCGAACTTGATAGCATCTTTAGCCCAACGCCAAGCGAGTTTCAGACATTCGCCAAAGGTTCTGCCCATTCTTGATTTACTTCTATAGAAGCTGTGGGCGTCTTTCATGATTTGGGATAAGTTGAACTTCTTCATATTAGTATTGCTTTATCATTACGCAACAAAGGTAAAGCTATATTTTATCACATACAAGTAAATGATTAAATATTACTTAACCATTAACACTATTTAATAAACTAATATTTTATCAATTCATACATAGAATTAAAATATTACTATATTTGCGGAGTAAAACAATTAAAGGTATATTTTATGCAAGTAAGAATTAAAGATATAATGATTGAGAAAGGTGTATCATCTGTTAGTTTAGCTGACATGATTGGTGTTTCCAAAGTTACAGTAAGTAATCTCATTAATAGTAAAACGATGCCATCGGTGGAAACCCTTGAAAAAATTGCTACTGCTCTAAACGTTCCAATGTGGCAGCTTTTTGCATCACCAGATGAAGTCAAAGGAGAGGAAGACAAGAACACAATTACCTGTCCGGTATGTCACACTAAATTTAAGATGGAGGAATAAGAAAAGAATTTACTGATACTATTATGCAATTATTTAAGCATCTCATAAAAGCACGACTATGAATAAAATATATCAAGTATTTATAAGTTCTACATATCAAGATTTGATAGAAGAACGGCAAAAGGTAATTGAGGCATTGTTAGGGAAGAATTGTTTTCCAGTTGGGATGGAATATTTTTCTGCTACTAATGATGCCCAGTTTACTGTGATAAAAAAACTTATTGACAGATGCGACTATTTTATTTTAATAATTGGTGGCCGATATGGATCAATAGAGCCTAAATCAGGAAAGAGTTACACACAACTGGAATTTGAGTACGCATCAAGTATTGGAATACCAATGGCTTCATTTTATCATGCAGAACCACACAAACTGCCTGGCGACAAAATAGAATCAACTGATGCCGGAAAGCATAGATTGGAGGAATTTAAAAAAATCGTTCAATTAAAATTATGTAATTCTTGGAAAGAACCTTATGAATTGGCACTGAAGGTTGTTAAAAGTTTAGACTATTTATTTGAAAATAGCTCTCGCTTAGGATGGGTTAGAAGTGATAGTATGGTAACTGAGAACAGCGTATTTATTGTAGGAAAAGAGAAAGATATTGCTAAACTTGACGAAAAAATATCATTGTTAAGTAAGCGTATCGTTTCTATAGAAAAGTTTAATAACAACTTAAGAAATATAATAAAAACGCCTTTAGAAATTGGTAGCAATGTTCGCATTTGCGAAGGTAATTTTGAAGGTGTAGAAGGCAAATTGGTCGCAATTAAAGGAGAGTTTGCCAACATTCATTTGGCTTTGGATGGTCTGGGAGTGGGTGTTTTAGCAAGAGTACCAATAAAGCATATTGAATGTATTTAAAAACTTATTTTATACAATTAGATTAGAGAATAAAGAAAAACCGGATTCCTCTGGCTTTTAATGTTCACACTTACGTAAATATAACTCACATTTATTGGTTTTGTCCTATTTTGTATGTATGTTTGCGAATAGAATAGACTAATAAAAAACACTATTATGAACCAATTTTCAAAAGAATACCTATTTAGCAAAGGCAATTTACATGCCTTGGGAATTACTTTCAAACCCCAAAGTAAAGCGTTTCAAACATATGGAGACTTTATTGTAGTAAGTCTCTTATTTACTGACAGCGAAAAGGAAGCTATAGCTAGAAATATGCTTTCCACTCCACCAATAAATACTTTTGGCACATTAAAAGCTAAACTTACTCATCCTCAAGATTTAACCGAGGAGCAAGAAGCCAAACTTGAAACAGAGGGATTTGATACAAAAGACATTGAATCATTAGATTTAGCAATTGGTTAATGAAATCAATTTTAAGGCGGACTAGCTATCCGCCTTTATCTTTACCAACACCTCACGACGCACAATCAAACACCCGTGGATAATTCCTCTTTTGATACTGATTTCTCAAATAAATCAGCAAATTATCAAAGTTGGTTACAAAGCCCTCGTTAATTAAATCGGCTACCTTCTTCTCCAGTTGATATAACTCACGTTGCTTCGCTTCATCACCATGCTTATTGCGAAGCATCTTCTCATGGTTATTAAAAACAATCCAATTTAAAGCTTCACCTACCTTTTGCATGGCTTTAGGCATAAAATCCTTTGGAACAATCTTCATTACAGCAGCACTAAGTTCTTTGTAGGCATCACCTGCGTCATTACGATAGCGTATCATTTCATCATAAACGAATCTTATAACTTTCACCTCGAAACGAGGGTTAATCCACATAGCAAACTTTGTGAATAAAAACGGATGCATCCAAACTTGTTCCTTGGGCCTGCCAGCTTTTCCCTTCTCTTTAGCCTTAGATTTCTTAACTACCTGATTATCAATTTTAGGGGAATTTTCCCCTAAACCATTCTCACGTTCTTCAGCAATTAAGGCATCTATAAAATCGCCCGTCCGTTTAGCTAGGAGAAATTCATCCATCTTTCTTTGCTCATTTCCTTTAACTGAATTCCATTGACGTAGAAGCTCACCTCCGTCAAAATACCCATCACTTGTTCGCTGTATAACTGAAAGATTATCAATGTAGCGAACCATTTCTTGATTTGTTTTCATACTTTTGTACTCAAGATTTTAAAATTGAACCCCACCAAAGGACGCTCCTAACTTCATCCGATGGAGGGGTTTATACTATTCAGTCGTTAGGATAACTGAATTATTTATAATGTAATGCCAGTCACTAAGTATTAACAAGCATAGGGGTCGGCCGAAAATCAGGCACACCCCATTACAAGAATAGAGAAACCTTTTCTGTTCATCACGTACATCTGATTCTCCTTTCCACTACTATCTATGTAAGAAGATATAACGAATAGCTTACCACATTTTTGTGGTGAGTTCACAATCATCTGATTTATAGAGCGAAAGACGCTATCGTGTCGTTTACCAAACTTTTCAGCAACCAACAAACTATTTGTTAATGCTTGGGTGTTCTCGCCTTTAAAAACTAATTCTGTCATATACTATTTGATTTTAAATTTTCGATAAAAGAAAAGCGACAAATTTACACCTGCCGCCTAATTGATTAGCCCTTTGATTTTTAACCGAGTAATAATTTCGGTGTAAAGATACTCTATATCTTCTTTGAAGTATTTGTCATTCTGAGACAGAAAAGCAACAGTTTCTATATTGTTGGAAATAAATGTAACATCACGCAATCCGATAGCCTTTGCGATAGCATCCCTTAATCCTCTTGGTGAATGATAGCCAGCTAAAGTCTTCGGAGAATACAGAAAGAGAATCACGAATACAAACTTCTTCCTTTGATGTGGGCTTTCCGGCATAGGAGAAAAGTCTTGTTCGGAGAGTACTCGCTTAAATAGTTCATATATCTCTGGAATAAGGGATTTATCAGTAAGGATTGGGGAAGAAAGATTCTGTTCTATTCTTGAAAGTTTCTCTTTCTTTTCTTTGACTAATTTTATCTGCTCAATAATTGAAAAATCATTTACCATAACACGATTATTTTAAAAGTAAATAGTATATTTGCATCATAATCGTGTAAGATTTGGGAGAACTAATGCTTGGTCGTGCTCGCAGGTTCTCCCTTTCTATTTTAAAGACCTATCCCTTTTAAAAATGGTTTTGTTTCTCTTGTCAACTTCCCTACTCCATATTGAGGCGTTATAGATAGAAGCTGTATATAATCTCAATTCCTCGCTATTAGCAAGAAAATCTACTCGTAATGCCATTTTCATTGATTCAGCATACAAGTTTTGGTCAATATAATTATCCATAATAGTTATTGATTTTACTTTCTAAAAAACATATCTCCCGAAATAGATCGGGCTATATCATCACCAGTTAGCCGGATGTATCGAAAGAAGTTCTGTTCGGTCCGGTGCCCGGTGAGTTTCATTATCTCGAACGTCTTCATCCGCCCTGTTAAATACATATTTGTTGCTGCACTCCTCCTTGCTGTATGACTGCTTATCAATTCCCACTTTTCATGGGTAACTGTTGTCAGCTTTCCGCCTTTAGTGAATGAATAAGTAATCGGATCGTTCAATCCGATTTCTTTCATTATCACTTTCAGATACTTATTGAAGTACTGAATGCAAAGACCGCATGGAACCTGACCGGCATACTTTGAGAAAATTCCCCGCACATAATCATGAGCTGGAACCTTTACGTCGACGTTAGTCTTTTTTGTCCGGATGACAATGTAGTTATCAATAAGGTTCTGACTTGTAAGTCTTGAATAGTCCGAGTATCGCAAGGCAGTGAGACAGCCTAATACAAACATATCTCTGATCCGTTCTTTTGCTTTCCGCTTATCCTGCCTGACAAACTTGTAGTAGTATATTCTTGTGATCTCATTCATCGAAAGGAACACGGCGTTTGTCGGTTCAGTCCTCAAATCAATCTCGTCGTAGGTATTATCTACTGCATAGTTGTACTGAGATGCTCTACGCACAAGTGATTGAATTTTCAGAACGTATCCGACAATGGTATTATGTCTCAGGTCCTGGTCTTCAAGATATATAATGAAGTCGTCTAGAAACTCAGCCGTCACAGAATTGGTGAATATATCACAATCAAACTCTGATGAAAAGTTATCAATGTGTTTTATGATCGCATCGTAAACGGCTGCATAGTGCTCAGACTTACGCCTGCTGCGCTTTTCAAGCATATCCCGGATGAAGTCTGTGAATAATATGCCTTCTAACGGTTTTTCACTCCGGAAGTGGTTAATGTAGTCCTTACGCACTTGGGCGGTCCGGACTGGTTGTGATAATTGTAATGCTTTGGCTGTATCATTTTAAAGGGTTAGCTATTATGTTTATTGAATATCATTCCGAGGTGCTCCTCGATATGATTCGTTGTTATTTTTACCACGAATTAAGTTTTTCAATAAATTGTTTCACAGAAGGACAATCTTTACCTCTACATACATCCGGTTCAGCAAGTATAGCTCCATGAGCTTCTGCACAACCACAGCACCAATCAGATTTATATTCACAATTTTCGATATAAGATTCAATTGCCTTTTGTTTCATCTCCGATCGTGCCATTGCAATAGCAATTCTTGCATGGCTTGGTTCAATTAAATCTTCCTGAACATATTCAAACCACTTTGTTCGCCCTTCCAAATATTCTTCTGCTGTTATATTCATCTTTATGTTGTTTTGAGGGTTATAGATTTTGAAATTCGTCTTTCAACTTTTCCAGATTTCCTTTTATAGAATCCTTAATTAGATTAATGAGGAAATCACTCAATACCATTGGAATTCTCTGCTGTTCCCGTCCTCCCTCAAATGGATCATCATGTTCTATAATTAGAATAGGATTAGTACTTTCCAACGCAATAGGCAAGTTGGGGTCTTCATCTCTTGCATAGTAGTTGGTATCAAACTCGAAGCAATTTAACGCTTGCTCATGTTCCTCAATGAGTTTATTCAGCCGATTGGCTTCCTTTAATTTCTCTTTATTCATATCTAATTTGTATTACTTCAAAATATCAACTGCATTTTTTAGTATTGGATTTGCTATCTCCTTGTCACCTACTTCATTTGCGCATACAAGAAATAATTGCGTTGCTAAATATCTTGTAGTTCTTGCCAACTTCTGAACATCTTCCGGAACTTCCATGTCATTATCTAATGCAGTACGTCCCAATATTTCTTTTATTCTAAATTCTATTTCTTCCATAATATTCCTTTCTTATTTGTTATACATTAAACACTTTTGCAACTATTGGTCTTAAAATATCATTGTTGAATTTACATTCTTCCATCAAATCAAGGCATTTTTCGTAGGTATATCCCATTGCCTTTATAACTTCCGGGAGAAGCTGTTTTGCCTCCCGTATGCTGGCAAATTCGGAGATAGCAAGCCAAGAACCACTATTAATGGATTTCTTTTCAATGCTCCTTATTTCTTTATTAATCTGTTTTTCAACTTCAAATGGAACACCCCAATTTTTATTCAAATTGTATTTATCCAGTGTATTTTGCTTCATATCTTATTTGTTTTGTTCCATCCTCAAAAGAAGATGGCTTTTTATTTATCGTTCCTCATGTATTCACAATCTCTATCACAAGGACAGTTGTAGTCATAGCAACTATTGTTTTCACTGTTCCAGCAAGGGCATTGCTTTTGATATGCCTCTAGTCTGGCTTTTTCTCTATCAGCCTTCATCTTAGCCTTGATGTGTGCCGGTAAAGCATCCTGTGCTGCTTTATCAAAGGTTATACATTTGATTTTATCCATATTAGTCTCCTTTCTTTAGTTCTTCAATAAGAGCATCAGCACAACTAACCGCATATCGAGCAACCGCTTTAGGCACTGTTGTATGAATCTCGTTTTCCTTATATTTCGCACCAAAGCAAGCAAAATTAATCTCCTTTTCGTCACCCAATATTCCTTGCATGGCGGCTTTTGCCAATTCGTAGCGTCTCTGTTCCCAATCAATAGTTTCAAAATCACCAAAGAAGTTAAGTTCTGACACTTTAAGATATCTGTCTTTCACTAAGGCAGTCCCATCATCATATAAATCCTTAACCTCCACAATTTCTCCAGTTGTTTTTATTCTTGCTTTCATATTAGTCTACTAAAGTTAATAATCTTTTTTCTTAGTTTTCAAAGTATTTGCAACCGTTTTTCTCGATGCTTTGATACGGTGTTTTAGTTTTGTACAATACATAAAGAAATTCACGTACTGATAATATTTACACATACTACAATGCCTATCTTGTTCGCTCTCATACTTTATTGGTATTGCTTTCATTTCTTATGTTTTAATCGTTTAATAGCGTCCTTTTTAGAGTATGCCATAACTTTCTTTCCTTTTATGGTAAACTCTCTCAACTCTTTAGTTGATGACTTAACTTTATAGTCAGGATTAAAAGTCATTCCTTCTTTACGGTTTACAGAATATGGATCGTATCTTTGTGCTACCGCATACATTGCTGCTGTCGCTAGTAGCATTTGTTTCATTTTACTCATATCTATTCTTGTTATTAGCCAAATAAACTTGGCTGGGTTAATATTCCTTTACTCGTTTTAGTTTCTCCAAAGCATTCGGAACGAAATCTTTCGTCTCCAATTTTGAAGTAATGTTCGTCTTTATCACAACCCCAAAAATCAAAGCCAAGTTTATACGCTGCAATTCTATCGCTTTGACTCCCCATGTGGGGACTTCCAATTTTGTATCCGGAATTTGCATAATTGTTGAGTAACCAACCATACAAGGCAACAGGTTTTTGGTTTGGATGAATACGCATTTCCTTGTTTTTCATGTTTTCTTGAAGCATCCCATTCCAACGGTATTTGAATTTTCTAACAGCTGTCGGAAATGAAGTCCAAGCAAGTTCACAATCTGCAAAATCATTTGCTCCATTATCCTTGTCCCAAACGATCCAACAATGGCTATCAATCGGGATTCGGCTTATAAAGTGGTTTGCTCCCCAAATAATTTGATTTTTAGAAACTCTAATTAATTCTTGAAAGTATTCTTCGGGAGGTGCATCAGCGTCATTTCCTGAATAAGCAACATACGATTTTGCGGTAGCAATTTTACCTCGGGAGCTATTCTTTGAACCATCTTCTCCAATGCCATAGGGAGGGTCATCAATTATAAGGTCAAAGTACTTGTCAGGGAACTTAGACAAAAACTCCATCCTGTCACAGTTATAAATTTTACTTATTGGCATTATTAGCTTCCTTTCTATCTTTTGTATTGATCGTCTTCCCAATATCAGGAAAACGTTTTGGTTATTAAATAAAAAAAATAGCGATCTGATAGACCACTATGTTAATCGTCTTGGGGATATTTTAATTTCTCAATAGCTTCTTTGTCTCCGTTGGCAGCACGTCTCTTAGTCTCCAAATACCAAGTGTAGGGATTATATCCTTCGGGGATTGTATATCCGGCAGGTAATTCCCGTCTAGTTAATGCTTCTTCGATAATCTTTCGCTTTTCACATCGGTCAATTTCTTTCTGTCTCTCTGGAATAAACTCCTTAAAGAAGGCATTTCCAATCCTTCGGGCATCAAATTGAGAAAAAGAGTTATCGTATCTTCCAGACTTGTATCGAGAAAAAAACAGCATTAGTTCTGATAGTTTGTATATCTGAACAGACGATGCAAATGTCTGAGCAAATATTCCGATTCCTTGTGCTACCCCTTCGTCTTTGCAAGAACTAGACCCAAATAATGCCAGTACTTGTGCATAAATCCACATTTCCGCATTTCCTTCTCCATAAACTTCATCATACTTTTTAATCGTGGGACAATTTGAAAAATATGCTTTTTCAGGATTCTGAGCCACATAAGCCCAGTTTGTCGGAGAAAAGACACGCTCAATATCAGAAGGGTCTTTCCACTTCGTTAACCAAGCCTTGCTCTCTACGCTGACGTTCGGTAATGAATTGCTGCAAGGCATGGTCATTTGCTTCCTGCTTGCTTGTACAAGGTTTCTGATTGTTTCCATACTTTTTTTGTTTTAGCCATTCTTGATAATCACGTTCAGTACCCGAAAATACTACTCCGGTCCAATTAGATTCGATAGCCCGTTCAATTTGTCGGATAGCGAACTCTTCTTCAAATTTACCCAGCTTGTTTAATGAAATCTGTAAAGCATAATTTAGCTTTCCTTTCCATTTTGGAGTTTTCACAAGTTCCGTCCATGCCGACATAAATGCTATCGAAGTAAAAGGGTAAACTAAAGGCTTCGCATCTCCTTCTTTTTTCCTAGATCGCTTAGGCTTTTCGGGTGGGGTGCTCTCGTGCGTATGCGCGAGACTCTCTTCTTGTTTTATGTTTATATTATCTATAATAGGTGAGATTTGCGTTTCATCTAAACATTTTCCAGATGAAACTACAGATGATGGCAAATTATCATCTAAGCATTTTACATATGTTTCTACAGGTGATTCTACAGGTGGTATTTCTCCACCTCCGTTATTATCATCTGTAGTTTCATCTGTAGAATCATCTGTACTTTCATCTGTAAAATAGACGGATGAAAGTACAGTAGTAAATGAGTAATAACAGCCGATTCTCTTGTCTTTTGTCGATTGGAAGTAAAGTAATCCGGCATCGCTCAAATCACTCCTTGATTTTATTAAGGTTTTCTCTGACATATTCAGAATAGAACACAAATCAGAGTTCTTCTTTTTAAAAACATCCTTCCACTTCATATCATTACAAATCGCAACAAGCTCATGAAATAAGGCCTGAGCCGCTGTTGTAAGATAGGTATCATCCCGAACTTTTCGGAGTTTGGAAATTAATTGATAACTATTCATAGTTAAATCGCATGAATACAGTTTCGTGTGCTATCAGCAACAAAACGTTTATTTAATAGATTACAGTAAACTACTCTGGGGTTACCCTTAGAGACTGAAACAAATGTTCCTCTCTTACATTTTGCACATGTATCCGGTCTGATTACCTGTTTGTCATTTTTCCTTGCCATAATTTATAATCTCACGTTAGTTAATTGTCTTCCTTTGGAACAAACTACCCATTTACCATTACCGCTATCAAACAACCGTAAATCAGAGACTTCGCCAAAACGTTTGATGTTACCGCATAAATCCACAATCCAGCCACATTCTTTGGAAGGGTGGGGGCGAATAGCCCGACCGACTATCTGATACCACATAGCAAGTGACATTGTAGGACGTGCCATAACAACAGTGTCAAGTTCCGGGTAGTCAAAGCATTTTATGTTACTATTCTGCATATTTCCAAATATATCCATAAGATGACTTTGCTTTACCAAGACAACATTCGTTGATGTGAGATTGCCTAAATCCATAGACTCTTACTATTTCCATTGTAGATGGAAATTCTCTAATAAACTCACCGTTCATCGTAAATTGCAGAACCTTTTTAGCTCCATGTCGATTTGTTTGCAATTTTGCCCTTCGTTTAATACCAGTACCATACCGAATATTATATGCACAATCACACCATTCAAGATTTTCCAACCTGTTATCATCAACAATTTCGTTTTTATGATTTACTTGTCGGTATTTTTGTGGATTACTGATAAAATGCTTTGCAACAAGTCTATGTATTAGAAATTTGTGTTGAACGCCACCTTTACTGAGATGCACACATAAATAGCCATCCTTGTCAGGTGAGCCTTTTAGCATTTTTCCTTTTCTGATGTATGTCTTATCAACGCATCGGTTAATTCTTGGCAAAGACCTAATCCCACCTAAATTTGACACTTGGTACAAACCTTCGTACCCTTCAATGTCTTTCCAAATTTCGTCCATAATTATTTCATTTTAAAGTAAATAATAAAGGCAGCCTTTAAAGTCGTGCGGGCTGCCTTTTGATAATCGTGTTAGTTCGTCAGAGCCGAAACTCTACTTGTTATAATCGTGCCAATAATGTAGCTTAGATCACGAGAACATTCATTCAGCCTTGAAACCGTATCGTCCAAGCAATCCCATTGTCCGGCATCCCGTAATTCTTTCTCATCCATCGTACCCGAAACTATACTACGGGCTTGATTAATGAGACACATTGCTTTTAATAAATCAGAATGAACAGCTTTGTTTTTTATCTCTTCAATATTAATTTCTGTTGCCATAATCGTTTATATTTTATGTGTTAGTACTTTACAAATAGCTTTATAAACTTGTGTTTTCTCAAATCTATTTAGTGTCGATGCTTTGTCAGCCCCGAATGATAATTCACCGTTCTTGAACTGATATACAATAATTAGACCGCTTACTGTGTTATGTTGGTAGATTTTCACCTCTTGATTTTCAGCTATTAGTGTCATAGTTATGCAATTTTGATAAGGTTACACTTTTTGAAACATCTATACTCTTCTTTTTCAGTGTCCCAGTACACTTGCAGATTGTCATTCGGCTTTCTGCCTGTACCCTTTACCTCACCGATAAAATTCTCTTTGAGAGTGCCAAAGGCTTGACGTAGCGTGCCATCGGTCTTTTTGAAGTAGAACTCTACTATCTTCACTTTTAAAGCCGCTTTCAGCTTTAAATTAGCCCATGCGCATTTTAATGCCTCACTCATTGAATAACCGTTCTTACGAACAAAAGACCATACCATTTGCATAACTTCTTTCATCTGACTTCTAAATTTTGTGCTCATACTACTTATATTTTATGTGTTATTACTACTCTGTTGTACTTTGATGATGCAAATGTATAATCTTAATTATTCATTTCAAAGAATAGGAATATGTTTAATTATTCATTTAACACTAATTAGTATAATCATAGCTATACACATTATTATAAAACATTATATTTGCAACAATTAAAATACATGATTATGAACAGAATAAAAGAAATTTTAAAAGAGAAAGGTATAACCCAACAAGAATTGGCTGACAAATTAGGTGTTACAAGAATTTCTGTAGTAAAAACATTAGCAGGTAATCCATCACAAGAAACTCTTGAAAAAATTGCTAATGCCCTAAATGTACCTATGTGGCAACTTTTCGCATCACCAAATGAAGTACAACAAACGGGAAATTCTCTTGTATGTCCTAATTGTGGTACCCCCCTTGAACTCAAAATCAAAGAATAAGAAAGAGAGCGTTTCACAACGCCCCCAATCCCAAACACATAAAATATCATTAAAAGCTAATACTATTAAGCCATGTCATCCAATTCTGAATTCTTAAATATAGCTATAGAGTCAATGATAGAAGAAAATTCCAGAAGAAGTATATTCAATAGACTTTTCTCATATATCTCTATTCTTACAGCAATACTATCTGCTGCCGCTCTTATAACTATTGTTATAGCCGACCCTACAGATGAAAAATATTTCAACAAAGACAATTTAAAGAAATTAATTACACAAGCTGTAAAAAACGGTGCGAGCATTGATAATATCAAACACATATACGATGCTAGATTATTGGAGAAAAAGCCTTTTTTTTCTAGTAAGGATGAATTTGCTGCTGAAAATTACACAGAAAATACTTCTTTATCTTTCATTCTTCAAGACCTACTATCAGGTTATTATACAAATAGTAATTTCAAAACTGATTCTTTATATTTATACAATCTAAAAACGATAATTAAAGAAAATGAAGAAACAAATCCATTTGATAAATTAGAAATAAGTCAGAAATATAGTTTTGAAAATATAAGACTAAAAACTGATTCTAATTATGTAAAGATTCAATCAGATATTATAAGAATTACAGACGAATTAGACAGTAAAAATCAACTAGTAAATAAATATCTTAACAAATCAGAAATCAGCTTTAATTTATCAATTATTGCATTAATTATCACTATATTACTTTCCGCATACCAAATATACCAAAATTATTCATCTACAAAAAATGTTCAGAAAGTCATTTCTGAAATTTTCGAGAAAAACAAAAAAGATAAATTAAAAGATAGTTAATTTACCGCTTCCCGTAGGCAAAACCATGATGGCGTTAGTTTTCTTTGCCTTGTTGTTGAAGAAAGAAACGGCCGCATCAGAAGCTTTCTGTTGATAGTCGCGCAGCTTGTAAGTCATAATCCTTTCTCCTTTCGTAATTTCTTATTAAGTGCTTTGTAATACTTGATAAGCTGCTCATAATCAAAGTCTGATTTCTTATAATTTTGAGGATTATCCTTGGAATCTTTTACTTTCCATTTTAATAAATCAAACTTCCGTTGTCCGATTTTAGCTATCAGATTCACCCGATAGCCTTCCAGATGGTCAGCTATGAACCTATTGCAGTGGCGGCATTCGGCATGGCAATTATTTTCATCAAACCGTGTGGCCAAATGCGTGCGACTGAAATAGTGACCGCAATCAGCTTGTTCAAACGGTTTTATCTGCCCACAAGAGATACAGCGAAAATAACCGTTAGGCATACAATCACGAAGCCGGATGAAAAGGGAAAACTCCTTGTCGAGTTTAGCTTTCAAATCCGGCTTCTTCTTTATTGTTACCCCTGCTTTATCAAACAGAGGTAAAGGCTTGTCTTTCTTCTTAGCCTTAGTTCGCTTTATGTAGTACGGCATTCTACTATTGGTTTACATAGTTCAACAACCCGTTTGCAATCCTCAACGCCAAACATCCCGATATGGCAAATTTCACGTGGTATATTCAGTTGATTAGACAACCACAAGTAAGCCTTGTTTCTGTTCGATGTATTCGGGATATGCTTCTTCCAAATTTTATTGATAAGTCCCGTTTTCGCTATTTGGTCAAAATAGAAATGAGCTTCTTTTTTGGCTTTCCTAAGCTCTGCATTTGCCAAACGTCCTAATGCTTGGTCTGTACCCTTATGAACACCTACATAAGCCATACAATCACGACAAAGGTAAATCATACCGTAAGAACGTCCGTAGATAACAGAATTATCTACATAGTCGGTAGGCTTACCGCAATAAGGACAAATTTTGCCTGTTAATATTTCATTCATAGTTTACTAATTAAAAGCCCCGAAGCGTATTCTCCGGGGCACAACCATTATTCATTAACCCTTGCCATTGATGTGTGGCTCACATTTATGTGGAGATGGGGAGGTTCGAACTCCCGAAAAGGTTGATTCCTTTTGCACTATCTTCAGGTAGCTACTCCCTATTTTTATGTACCATACTTGCATTACCGCGCGCCACTGCAAGTCAAACGTAATCCAACTACGCATCCCCGTGTGCTGTTTTATTTACAGGATTAAAACAGCAAAAACTAACCACGCTCATTTCAATGTTTTTATTGAAGGAATCCGAAAATAGAGCGAAAAACAACGTTCCCCATTGCTTGGCCTATGAAATCGAACCACATCGAAAGTCCCATTACCTATATTAGGAATTACTTTCAGACCAAGTGCCGTCTTTCCGAGCTGTCAAAGAATATTTCATTCTCTTGTGCATTTTAGGTAATTCCTATTGAGGTCTTATGCAATAAACCGCCTCACCCGTTTACAAAGCAGCACGCTCATACTTTGTAATGCTAACCTTTATTGCGTGCGTTGTGGATAGCCCCAGACTTGAACTGGGAAACATACAACCACTGGAATTCTAATCCTGTAAAGAGCAAAGTGTATGATTCTCTTGTAGCGTCTACCAATTCCGCCAGCTATCCGTGTTTGCCCGCAATATCTTCACAGACCTTGCGGTCAGGTTAAAAAAGTTATACTTCGATGATTACAATGTCCGGTGCAATCTGTCTGATTGCATCCAACTGTTCATCAATCACCTTGTTCTTGTATTCCTCAATGGCTTCATTCGCACCAGCAGACACAAGGGATAAGGAAACATCCCGACCGTCCACATCAGCGTAAATTTCAACCTCGATTTCTTCACAGGCGAAACCTTTAAAAAGAGGAATATTTAGCTTGAACGATTTTGGTAAATTAGAATCAACCACCTGAGAGTAATTATCTACTTTGCTTCCATTTTCTTCCTTACTGCGTTCGATGTCTTGGTTTACTTTTGCCTTGAAGTTCTTCAAAGTAGAAACAAGCATCATATTTTGTGATTTATCGGTAAAGAAAGCACGGTGCATCTTTAAGAACTTGGACAACTTAATAGGTTCCCATTTCTTTTCGGTATTGATGCCGAACTCCATCATTCCTTTGGAGGTTTTCAGTTCACCTCTGATGTCCGATTGGTAATAGTTCGTTTCGTCAACCGTCAATGCTATCCCCATCACATCACGGTTTACAATGATGTTCGACGCTTTCTGGTTAATTAATTCAATGCGCTTTTCCAGCCATCTGAAAGGAGTGTCGATAGTCCCACTTATCACAACCCTTTCAGGTTCTTTTATTTCCAAAAGTTCTGGTGCTTCACCCTCTCTCAATACTACTTCAATAGGCATACCATTATAATCTTTCGGTACAACCACGTTTAATTTGTTTTCGCTCATGATTCTGTTCCTGTTTTACGATTAATATTAAAAATAGTTCTTTGCATTTCCTGCGGCATTATAGGACGGGAATAAACCAGTTCACCAAGTTTGTTGTAATACCCAGCCATCTTTTCTTCATGATAGAGAATTTTTACACACTCTTCATTTTCAACATATTCAGAGCCTTTCTTTATATTTTCAAGAAGTTCTTGTTTTCTTTCATTTAAAGGCTTTAATTCAGCCTTAAATGCTTCCATAGCTTCTTTTTTCTCTATCTCAATGTCATTAATCTGAATTGAGGTTTCAGCAAGAGATTCTTTCTTTTGCGCTAATTCATCCGGTGTAAAACGGTGAGTATAGCCAATTTCTTCTACAGCATCGGCATTGTCCTGTAAGAACTGCCATCTATCCTTTTCGGGGATTTCTTGACCTAAAAATTTGTCCATAAAATAAAATGATTAAATAAATTCTTGATTTCTTTGTATTTCCTGCTGGGCGTATATCAGCATTTGATGTTCATTCGCAGCCGGCAGATAGATGCCTGCCACTGATGCACTCCAATTACGGAAGCGGTCAATACTTAGAGTCATTTCACCCGTTGTCAGTTCGGCAGAACTGCGCAAGTAGGTTACTTCCTTCCCCTTCTTGTTGACCATCTTTCTCTCAAACAAATCACGGTTGCAAGTCCTCTTATAGAAGTCTATTTTTGCTTCATCAAGGCTGCAACCGTATTCACTACCGAAATACCCTAAAAGAAGATGCAAGTAGCTGTTCTGAGCAAGCGTGCGGTTAGGGAGTTTCTTTTTCACTTCCACCACCGCACGCTCTTTAAACAATTTGTTTACATACTCCTTAAACTTGGGTATTTGAAATTCATTCTTCAAGTCGAACAGCATACATTAAAAAGGTAAATCGTCTTTTGCATTACCATTCTCATCAACAGGTGGCGGAAAGTTTTGCGGCTGTTGATGATAGGTCGGTTGTGATGTTGGTTGCTTTACCGATGCACTCTGTGGAGATTGCGATACACCTCCACGTCCTTCTATTTTGTAGCACCGAATAGATGCCATACGTTTGAGTTCTCCGTCCTGATTCGTCCATGAACGCCCCTGTAAGACAAATGATACAGTAACAACATCACCATTTTTATAACGATCAAGTTCTGCACATTTATCACCCGAAAACTCTAAGGGAATAAAATTTTCATACTCGCTACGCTCACCCGTATAAGGGTCATAAGTGGTAGCATCTAAAATAAATTCCCGTTTAGTAAATGGGGAACCACCACTTTTAGATGGTATTTGGACGGTCTGCCCGATTTCGATTATTCTTCCAGTTATCTGATTTGCCATTAGTTTTCTCCTCCAAATATCTTTTTATCGGTTATAAGTTCTCTGTTTTCTTCCAAGAACCGGATAAACTCCTCACAATGATTAGTAAGAATAGGAATATCATGTTTGGGATTGAAAACGTATGTTTCTGTATAAGTATCTACCGGATAACCTGCCTTGTTGAACTCAACAATATTATACTCAAACGTTCGCACATCTGACCCGTTCTGCATAAGAGCGTATGGATAAACAAGGTGCTGGTGATGGTCTTTGAATTTCCCTACGGTATAACTGCCAGTCGTTTTGACGTCGTGAACACTGGTAGGCATCAGTTCGTCAATCAGACCGTAAACTAATACGTTACCGTAGGCAGTTGGCAGGACTGCTTCTACTCGTTGCTGGGTCAGTGCGCCTTTGTAGTAGGCGGCAAACTCACGACAAAGAGAAATAGGAAAGGTGAACTCACGATTGTTGTAGGTGGCTTTCAGTGCAATAACTTCCTTTGTTTCTTCTTCATCATAATAAAGAGGCTTCCCCATTTCATCACATGCACCAAATCTATTAACCTTATACACCTTCTCAACTTTAACCGTTTCAGATTTCCGATTCTCAATCATACAGTCAATTACCTCATTAAAGGCTGTGCCCTTGTCAGCAGCTTCACTATCAAAAGGCTTTCGATTGATACGGTCTATCAGTTCTTGAAACTGCTGTTCATGGAATTCTTCCTCACTGAACGGTGGATTCTCCGAGAATCCCCAATACCTTTGATAAATAATATCACTATCAACATAATTTTTAAATGCGTCAAGCAATGTCGCATAAAATTTATAATTAACTTTATTCATCAGCGTACCTCCACTTGTAACCTTTAGATTGTTTAAATACACCTCTACAGCATTTTGCAATATCAGACCTATACATGCCTAATTCTCTACTTACATCACTTATACAGTCCCACCTTTTTACAAAGGTACCATCCAATCTATATTGATTGACTGGTCTCTTTGATACATTACAATAGGAATATGCTATATTTTCTTCCATTGATATCCACTCAAGATTATCAACGGAATTATTATCTCGCATGTAATCTTTGTGATTTACTTGTGATAAAGTTTGTGGATTTGGTAAAAAGGCTTCTGCAACCAAACGATGAACATGAAAATTAGTTTTAATATTATTCTTGAATAACGAAACGCACTTATAACCACTTTTCTTAGAGAACTGACTTATTACACTATCTGTCAAATGATTCTTTCGTGGCAAACTACGGATTCTACCAAGTGAACTAACTTGATAGAATCCTTCATATCCTTGAATATCTTTCCAAACTTCGTTAGGCTGCATCTGAATAGGTTTTAGTGTCTTTGTCAAATACCAATCCCAAAGAGTTTACTTTGGCTGCAAACAGGCTTCTCGCTTTCATTAGAGAACTACCAACGTGTTCGAACTCATTGATATGAGAAGCGAACTCATTAGCGGAGTTGGCATCGGTGATAAATTCAATGCTTTCTTTTATTTCTTCTATCACCTTGTCATACTTTTCCTGCGCTTCCTTCTTAGCCGTCAGCATACTTAAATATGAATTGATTATCTTAGTGGTGATAAAGTCGTTCTTTGCGGTCGGATTACCGCTCTTATCGACGATAGTAGGCACCTCCATTACAGAAGGAAGATTGCAAGTATTCTTACCGTCATTTCTTGAAGTCGGGTCAAAAGTTATAGTGCGTCTCTGTATGCCTCTCTCGCTCTTCATTTCAAGATAGCCAAGCAAATCCAATTCGGTAACGATGGAGTTGTAAGATTTTTCACGTAAGGCAGGAATGAACACCGTATCATCACCTTCTTTTCTCGTATCACGGTGGGCGACAAAAATGATATGTTTATTCAGACTTGAGAGCGTTCTTGTCATCCAAGAAAATTCAGCATTGATACCACTCCAATCCCTGATAGACGGTTGGCGGCTACCACATTTATAAGTAATGATGAAATCCATCATCTTACCGATAGTATCAACTACAATGGTCTGATAAGCAGACAAATCCTCCTGCAAGACCTGTTGAACATCACTCCAAGAAGTGACCTGTACTGTGTCTATGTTTTCCAAATGTGCCATATTCATACGTTTCACCCCGTTATCGAAATCCAATAACAAAGGTTTCGGAGCACTCAATGCTACCGTACTTTTTCCCATACCGGCTTGACCGTAAATCATCATTTTTACTGTGGTAGGGATTACTAATTCATTACTTTTTTTGATAAGACTCATAATCGTAAAATTTAAAGGGTTAATTATATTCTTTGTTCTTTAGAATCAATAGCGTAAAGAAGCACATCACAAGCATTGATTGCATAAGGAGACATTTTCGTGGTTCCGGTCTTTTCTGCCCGTATTTTCTTTTCTGCTATCAGCTTTTCAAGCCTATAACGACCGCCTACAAACTCTTTTGCCTGCTCTTTGTTGAGGGAAACTCTGCTACCTATTCGATAGAGAGTATTTAGTTTTGCTTCTGCATTCATTCTAACCTCCTTGTTCTTTCAATAGTTTCTACTCTCGCTCTTCTTGCCCTTCTCATATCGCTCTGTTCGTGATAAAGCGATATAGAAAATACACATAATAAACTACAAGCAATTACAGATCGGACAATAGGAGAAAAGTCAAAAGTAAACTCAACTCCTGAAAGTCGTTCATAAAAACGCTTGCATAATTCCCTGCCATTTTTCACTTGAAGAATCTTGAAGGCGTTTTGCAGTTGGTTGTTTATCGTGCTGAACGCCCTACATTTCGCTTCCGCTATCTCTTCTTTTTCAAGTCCGGATATGTACATCTGAGTGGTTAACTCGCATTCCGGTGTTAGCTCGGTTAATACTCTTTTCATAATCGTGTAGGCTTAAAAGAGTTACTTCATGTTGTTGATGATAAACATTTTACCAATCCTCTTATTTACAGATATTGTATAAAGAGGTTTATCTCCGGGAACGACAACACCCTCTTCTTTTGCTTTTTTACTGATCCTGTAAGCATCCTGTCTATATCCGTCTACATCTATTTTGTCTGTAGAAATAGACTTTGTTTTGCCCGCCTTGACACTTAGGATAATTTCTCTAATAGTTTTCTTAGCCATAAGATTAAATATTAATTAATAATAAGAGGCAAGCAGAAGATTCGAACTCCCGACCTTAGTTGTAAATACCCGTACAACTACGCTCTGCCACTGAGCTAACTTACCAAATGAGAAAGGTGCACTATCTTCACAGACAATACACCTTGAACACACAAACATAAAATAAAACACGACAAAATATTCTAAACGCCACTCTTGTACGGTGTTGCCTTGCTGCCGGCCGAACAGCAGGTCTCTAAAATGTACCAGATTCGAGTTCAAAGACTACCAGCTCTTTGGCGTTTAATTCATTACTAAATTAGTTACTAGTCAAATTTTGATGGCATATCTTCGGCAAAGACGAACGCTTTAGCATC